CTGCCGAAGTCGGCGAAGTTGGACACAATGGTTCTGTTGCAGTTAACAAGCAAAGTATTGTAGCTGGTAAAAACAATATGGGCGGTTCTTCTGCTAATATTGCCAGAGGCGGTGCAGAGCAATCACCTGATGGTAAGCAATTTTCACAGCCAAGCAATGCATATTCCAAAGGCAAAGGCAATCTTCCTGGCGCAGGAAACTATGAAAATGTTCCTGGTGCAAAAACCAAAGGGTATACAAACAAGTCTACTAGCTACGAAAAACAACATGGCAAAGAAGGTCAGACAACTGACGGTAAAATGCCTGTCAGTACCAAGAGCTTGGTTGGCGGCAAGATTCGCTAATAGGCAAATACAATGGCTTTATATCTAAAAGAAAATCTTACCTTTGATCATGCAAAGATAGAAGTCCTCTTTGAGGATAATCGTGAAGGCACGGGTAAGAATCTTTATATGAAAGGTATTTTCATTGAAGGCGGGGTAAAGAACGCAAATGAGCGTGTTTATCCTGTTAATGAAATTGGCAAAGCTGTTTCCGCAATCAATGAACAAATCAAAGGTGGATACTCTGTTTTAGGCGAAGTAGATCACCCTGATGACTTAAAGATTAATTTAGATCGTGTTTCACATATGATTGAACAAATGTGGATGGACGGTCCTGCCGGACACGGCAAATTGAAGATTCTACCAACCCCTATGGGACAATTAGTCCGTACCATGTTAGAAAGTGGTGTTAAATTAGGTGTTTCAAGCCGCGGTAGCGGTAACGTCAACGAAGGCACTGGGCATGTTAGTGACTTCGAAATAGTTACAGTTGATATTGTAGCACAACCCAGTGCACCACATGCATATCCCACAGCCATCTACGAAGGTCTGTTGAATATGCGTCACGGTCACAAGGCGCTTGATATTGCTCGTGATGTTCAAGACGATAAGAAAGTGCAAAAGTATCTAAAAGAGCAGGTAACTCGCTTGATTAGAGACTTAAAATTATAGGAGAACAGCTATGTTTGATGCTATCAAACCATTGTTAGATAGTGGCATTGTCAATGAGGAAACTCGTTCAGCCATTAACGAAGCATGGGAAACCAAATTGGTTGAAGCCCGTGAAACTATTCGCGCTGAATTGCGTGAAGAGATGGCCGGCCGATACAATCATGATAAACAAGTAATGGTTCAGGCTCTAGACAAAATGGTAACTGAAAGTCTTGCTACAGAAATTGAAGAATTTGTTGGCGAGAAAAAAGCAGTCGTAGAAGATCGTGTGAGAGTAAAAAATCACATGATGGAAAGTGCTGGTAGATTCAATGACTTCATGGTGCAAAAACTTGCTGAAGAAGTCAAGGAACTACACAAAGACCGCATGATTCAACAGGAAAATTATCAAAGGCTTGAAAAATTTATTGTTCATTCCCTTGCTAAAGAAATCCGTGAATTTGCACAAGATAAACAAGCCGTTGTAGAAACTAAAGTACGTTTGGTTGCAGAAGCCAGAAAGAAAATTACAAATCTACAAAACCGTTTTATCGAAAACAGCGCACGACTAGTCAAAGAATCGGTATCCGCCAAACTAGGCACGGAACTAACACAACTCAAAGAAGATATTCAACATGCTCGCGAGAACATGTTCGGACGTCGAATTTTCGAAGCTTTTGCAGGAGAATTTTCATTGACTCACCTCAATGAGAATCGCGAATTGCAACAACTAAAACAAGTTATTGATCACCAACAAGGGCAAATTACTGAAGCTTCTAAAGCTGCAAAAAATGCTCAACAAATTGTTGAATCGAAAGAGCGCGAGATTCGCGTGATCAAGGAGAGTATCGATCGTAAAGAAGTAATCCACGGATTATTAGGTACTCTGAATCGTGAGAAGCAAGTGGTCATGCGCGAACTTCTTGAAAATGTGCAGACTGAAAAATTAAAGACTGCATTTGATAAGTATCTACCAGCTGTACTAACAACTGCCTCTGTTAAAGAAAAAGCTTCGGCCACTCTGACAGAATCGCATGTTGCAGTCACTGGGGATAAGACTGCTAAAACACCAGCAACCAATGACACAAATGTTGTTGATTTGCGACGTTTGGCAGGGTTGAGATAAAATAGTTAAACCTTAAAGGAAAGAAAATGACACAATCACTATTAGAAAGCCGTTGGGGCGAAACTAAAGACGCCCTGCTTGAAGGCCTGCAAGGCTCACGTCGCACCACAATGGGCGTAATCCTAGAAAACACACGTAAGAACTTGGCTGAAACAGCTTCTTCTGGCGCTACTGCATCTGGTAACATGTCTACACTTAACCGTGTAATTTTGCCAGTTATTCGTCGCGTGATGCCAACTGTTATTGCTAACGAAATTGTTGGCGTTCAGCCAATGACCGGACCTGTTGCACAGATCCACACATTGCGTGTTCGTTATGCAGATAACATGACTGACAATTCAGGTTATGGTACTAGTACCACAGCCGGAGACGAAGCATTGAGCCCATTCAAAATTGCTACAGCTTATTCTGGCAGCACAACCACTGGCAGAGCCGATTCTACATCAGCTCTTGAAGGTGTTCCAGGTAACCGTATCAACGTTCAAATCTTGAAACAAGTTGTTGAGGCTCGCACACGTAAGCTATCAGCTCGTTGGACATTTGAAGCTGCTCAAGACGCACAAGCCATGCACGGTTTGGATGTTGAAGCAGAAATCATGGCTGCATTGGCTCAAGAAATCACAGTTGAAATTGATCAAGAAGTACTAGGTTCCCTACGTGCATTGGCTGCAACTGAGTTTACATTTAACCAGGCCGCTGTTTCTGGTACTGCAACTTTTGTTGGTGACGAGCACGCTGCTTTGGCTGTTTTGATTAACCGCTCTGCAAACTTGATCGCACAACGTACACGTCGCGGTTCTGCTAACTGGGCTGTTGTATCTCCAGCTGCATTGACAGTGCTACAAAGTGCTACTACTAGTGCGTTTGCTCGTACTACAGAAGGTACATTTGAAGCTCCTACAAACACCAAGTATGTTGGTACATTGAATGGCGCTATGCGTATTTTCGTTGACAGCTATGCTAACGATAGCACACCAGTTCTAGTTGGTTACAAAGGTACTAGCGAAGCGGATGCCGCAGCGTTCTATTGCCCATACGTACCGTTGATGAGCAGTGGTGTTGTGTTAGATCCACAAACGTTTGAGCCAGTAGTTGGTTTCATGACACGTTACGGTTATGTAGAATTGACAAATACTGCAAGCTCTTTGGGCAACGCAGGCGACTACGTTTCTGAAATTGGCGTATCTAACCTATCATTCCAATAAAATTGGAAATAACTTTCCTACTTGTTAGGAAGTTACATCAAAAGGGCCTTAACAGGCCCTTTTTTGTTGACAAAACAACTTCCAATGGTGCTTTTTACTTTGTAGATAAATATATAGTACGACTCGCATTGGGTGAGTTTTATGCGGAAATGCAACCGCGTACGGCCTAAAACGCCGTGTTTCATAAGGAGAAAATAAAATGGCACGTTCTTTAAATAAAAAATATTTTGGTAACCGCAACGTTGGTACTGCTGTAGCAGGCGATGATGGTCTTGGTGGTAACCAGGTTGCAAGCGTAACATTGGGTGCCCTGGGTGCATATACTGTTCGTCCAATTGCTACATTTAGTGATCCAGACAATATAACACTAGGCGGAGTACGTGCAACTGGTAGCGTTACATCCGAAGTTGAAAGCGCAACAGCCATTGGTGGTACCATGGCTAATTATGTAGCTGGAGATATTTTAACAGTTACTACTTCTGCAGGCACTGCAACTTTCACAGTTGATACAGTTGGTGGAACAGGCGGCGACGATGTTACTGCGGTAACACCATTGAGCCGTGGTACATTCTTGTATGCAGCCGGGGCATTGGCAACTGGAGCACAAGCAACTACAGTAACACACGGTGATGGCACAGCAAGTACCGCAACTGGTGCAACATTGACATTACGTTATCGTGCCAACTCAGTGCTGATAATTAACAACGGATCTGGTTATACTAATGCAGCTGATGCAGCAGTGGCATTTAGCCAATCAGTAACTGGTACATCAGTATTGGGGTCATCGGCTATTGTTGGACAAAATGAAAACGCAATTACAATGACAGCATACTTAACAGGCGGGTCAGCACTTCCAGTTGATATTATCAAACAAGTTTCTGGTCGTCGCTACAAAGTAACTGACGGTACCCGTACTGGAATTGTTAAATTGAAAGATTCAGCGGTGGCAGCAGCTGGCGAAGCTTCGATTACCGCAACTGATACAGATAGTAATCAATATTACATTACCAAGTTGTCAGGTCACCGCGCACAAGTAAAACAAGGAACTGGTTCTTCACATCAGTTTGCAGATGGAACTTCAGTGCCATGGACTACAAATGGCACCAGTGGCACAAAAGTATACGAAAATCAGCCATACTTTGCAGAAGATGTTAATATTAAAATATCAAACAATTGAAATTGTTTTTTAATTAAAATAGCTGCTTCGGCAGCTATTTTTTTTAAGACTTAACTAATGATAAATATCTAAAATAGGAATTATTCATGTCGACAGTTGATCGAGTTTCAGGCGACTGGTATTTAAAATCATTAAATGGCAACGTTTATATTGATGCCAGGGCTGGCCAAGGCACAGTCAGCGTTTATGGCGATTTAGTTGTCATTGGCTCGCAAACAAATATTGGGTCTATAGAAACACTTATTGCCGATAATGTTATTACTCTAGCTGCCAATGTAACCACTGGTACGCCTGTGCTTGACGCCGGAATTGATGTTCTTAGAGGTGAAGAAAACACAGTTGGTATTCGCTGGATAGAATCAATTGACCGTTGGCAATTGACCAACGACGGCTTGTATTATGGAAACATAATGATAAGGCTAGAAGATGATCAATATCCTAGACTAGGCGGCGATCTTTTTGTCAACGGTTTTGTAATTCGGTCCGATGATAATCAAAATATTAAACTTAGCCCTGGCGCAGCAGCAGGAATTGAAATAGCAGAAATAACTGGAAACGTAGAACCGTTTCCTGGAACAACTATAATGTATGCAAAAGAACCCGGTAATGGGCAAGCAGGATTATATGTAACAAATTCAGTATCTAATAACGAAGAATTAATTACCAAACGCAAAGCAGTTATATATTCGTTGGTACTATAGGATCTAATATGGCATTAAACAGCACAATACTAAACACAACCCCCAGTAGCATTTACACCAGTGTAGGTAGCAATATTGTTACTACCATGTATATTTGTAATACTGGCGATATTGCAGTGCAATTTAACATTCATGCAGTACCAAAAGATGCACAAGTAAGTGAAACAAATATTATTTACTATCGTGTGCCTTTGACTTCGCATGATACATATGTTGTTGATACTGAAAAATTAGTTCTTGAAAACGATGATGCATTATATGCCAGCATAATTGATCCGTCGGCATTGTTAGCAACTGGTTTGTCGGACACTGCCTGGGGGGATAGTATAATCAATGCTGTGGCCTGGAGCAACGACAGATCAGAATATATTATAGTTGGATTAGATGGCAAAGTGGCACTGAGCGACACTGGTGAAAGCTGGGAATATCAAGATGGTATAATTGCAATAGGATGGCCGGCAGGAATAAATGCAACTGATGTAACAAGAATATTAGACCAACGATATGTAGTAGTGGGTGAAGCTGGATGGATGGCCGCTAGCGTGGATGGTATAACATGGACAGCACAAGACGCATTATCTACCGGAACACAATGGGGCACTGTTAATATAAATGCAGTTATTAATAATGGATCAATCTATTTGGCGGTAGGCGATGTTGCCAGTGTAGCAACCAGTACCAATGGGTTGGCCTGGACTTTTCAAATTAACTTGGCCGGAACTGCCTGGGGACAAAGTAATATATACTCAGCTATCTGGGACGGCAATAGATTTATTATTGGCGGCGACGGCGGTAAAATGGCAATGAGCGTGGATGGCATTGTTTGGAACTTTAGTTCTAACTTAAACGACAATGCTGCCTGGGGAAATAATACTAGATTAACAACACTGGTATATTCTGGATCACCTGCAATTGGTTACCTGGCAGTGACACAAGACAGCAACAAAGTTGCAAAAAGTTTAGACGCAGTGACTTGGTACTACAATACAGGATTTGCAGCAATCGGTGATCCATCAAACCCTGGTGCAGCCGGAGCAGCATTTAAACCTGGATTTGGTTTTTATTTATTAGGAGTAAACTCCAATATATACACAGTGGATGCAGCTGACATCTGGTCCATGTCAGACAGCTTGAGTTTTCCTCCATGGTTTGCATATGGCGGAACTG